ATATCGCTGACGAAACTGCAGTTGGATATTCAACAAATATTGGTATTGCAGTAACTGAGACATTTACTCCAACTGATTATCTCGTTTCTGGTAGCGTTGACTTTGCTAATGATCGTATTGTTCTTGGTTCTGGTCATCCATTTGTTGATGGAGATCCAGTTCTCTATAAGACAAATGGTGGTGTTGTAATTAGTGATCTACTTGATAACGAAGTTTATTATATTAAGACGGTTGGTATTACATCAGTTCAACTGTATACCACTTATGCACTTACGACCGTTAAGTCACTACTCAGTTCTGGTACTGGAACACACTCTCTAAGTAGAGTCGGTGTTACAACTCAAACTGATCAAATCATATTCAAAAATCACCCATTTAATCAGGGTGATGCAATTAGAATTCAAACAGGAAGTGCAGCACCAATTGGTGTTACAACTGGAAACTTCTACTACATCGGTTCTAAGACAACTAACTCCTTTACCCTCCACACAACACGTCAACAATCTCTTGATTCTGTTAACGGTCTTATCCTTAACACTATCGATCTGGACGCTGCATACGGAGCAAACGTTGGTATCGTAACTTTCCAAGAACAGAATGTTGTTTACAGTAAGTCTGTAAACACTTCCTCTTCAGACGTTACTAACTTCTCACTACTTTCCTCTAGTTCACTTGACGCTCAAAACATCATTTCTGGTGTATTTGATCCTGCTAGACTGGGTTCTGGAACTGCAAACGCAGACGTTGTTCTTTACGGTGATTCTTCCTTCAAGAAGGTTATTAAGTCTGTTGGTATTGGAACAACTCAACCAATTGGTGTAACTTACACCTCTGCAGATCTTGCACCTAATGGCGTAGGAATCAACACTTACTATGGTGATATTCAAATGACTCTTAACAGAGTCGTTTCTACTCCAGATGATTACTCAACAGTTGGTATTTCTAAGTTCAAGTTAAGTACATTTGCAGTTGGAAATGATGGTGAAATAACAATTAGATCCTCTACCAATAGTGGTGACATTGACGCCGCAACTTTGGGTGGACAGAACGGTGCATATTACTTGGATATTAACAATAGTACTGGACAACTTTCTATCGCAAGAGGTGGTACGGGCCTAGGCGCGTTACCTGGTAACGGTAGTATATTGATTGGTAATGGTTCTACTTACACATTGACTGGAGATCCAACACTTTCTGGAGTCCTGTCCGCAGGATTCACAGTCCTCGGTGGTAAGGATATTACCTTCACTAACTCTACTTCATTCACTGGTGATGCATCTGGTAGAATTCAACTTTATAACAATTCACTCTACCTCCAGTACAACACTTCGATTATCTTCAGAGAGTCTACTGGTAGTACCGATGTTGCAAACATCAACAGCAGTGGAGATCTAACCTCTATTGGTGACATGCAGTTCCGTAGAGGAACCTTCACCCAGGCAACTGGAACCGCACCATTCAGTGTTTCTTCTACCACACTGGTTAATAACCTGAACGCAGATCTAGTTGATGGTATTCAGGCATCATCTTTCGTAAGAGCTGATGCAAATGATACGGTTGCAAATAACCTGAGTTTCACCTCAGTTACTACTCCAATCACAACGAACTCCATCAAGTTCAATAACTCTGAAATGAGTGCTTCTTATTATACAGAGGCAGTTGGAGTACTTGCATTTGACGAAAACTTCTTTAATGATACTCAGTACGGCACAGAGGCCACCGCGCCCGCGGCGACCTTCACCACGAACGGTGGCGGTCTTGTAATCAAGAACGAAGATGGATGGGGTGCAGTTCTTTCCTCACAAAACATCCGCTGGTGCGAAGGTAACTTTGCTAACCTACAGATCGGTGGTAACCAGGTATTCCACACTGGAAACGATGGTTCTGGATCTGGTCTTGACGCGGATACCGTTGATGGAATCCAAGGTGCATCACTCCTCAGATCTGATGCTGCAGACACTCTGGACGCAGTTCTAACTGTTGGTCAATCTGGAAGAATTGACTTCCCCGATTATTCAACTGTTGGCAGTAATCCAAATACACAAGTAGATTACATAAGATTTGGTGCTAATGGATCAATTACGCAGTTGACTGATAGGGGTGCAATGATGATTGCATCTAGTGATGATGGATTAGTTATCGCAAACGGTGATGTTGGTAGAACTTTCACCAGTTCCAATATTGACATTTTAACTGAGGACACTTTCATTCTTTCCGACTTCAAGATTGAGTTGTGGACGAATCTCCAAGGTGGAATTGGAAATAAACAAGCGTTTGTCTTCAGAACGGACGGTGAATTTAGAGCTCCTGTAACAGTTCAGGCAAACTCTGATATCAAACTGAAGACTAACCTCAGACCTCTTGAAAATTGCCTAGATAAGATCTCGCGCATTACTGGATATCGTTACGAACGTATCGATCTTAACAACAAAGAACAAATCGGTGTTGTCGCGCAGGAAGTTGAGAAAGAGTTCCCAGAACTCGTAAGTGAAGAAGATGGAATCAAGGCAGTATCCTACGGAAACCTCGTTGCCGTCGCGTTCCAGGCGATCAAGGAACTCAAGGCAGAGGTTGATACCCTCCGCGAAGAGATCCGCGAACTGAAGGGAGAGTAAGAACTCTCTCATGGTTTATAAATACCTCTAGGAAACTAGGGGTATTTTTTTATGGCGCAACCATCTAGTAGAGCGGAGTTGAAAGAATACTGCCTCAAACAACTAGGTAAGCCAGTCTTAGAAATAAACGTAGATGACGATCAAATTGACAATCTAATTGATGATGCGATCCAATACTTTCATGAGCGTCACTATGATGGTATTGAACGTGTTTACCTAAAACATAAAATAACACCAACGGAAAAAGAAACAATTAAACAGACTGGAATATCTACAACTCAGTCTGCAACTGTTGTTGGTGCAGGTTTGACATCAATTAGTTATGTCGAGGGTGTAAATTATCTACCACTACCAGATTCAATCATTGGAGTAAACTCTGTACTTAAGTTAAACTCTAGCACCGTATCTGACGGACTCTTTAACATTAAGTATCAGTTATTCTTGAATGATGTTTATTATTATGGTGCTCTTGATTTATTGAACTACTCGATGGTCAAGAGATATCTTGAGGATTTGGATCACATTCTAAATCCTCAAGCAATGATTAGATTTAATAAAACTAATCACAAGTTATATCTGGATATTGATTGGACCGAGGTTGGTCAAAATGAATATCTAATTATTGATTGTTACAGAATCATCAATCCTTCAGAAGCCACCAAAGTTTATAATGACTTCTGGTTAAAGAGATATCTTACTGCACTGATTAAAAAACAGTGGGGTATGAATATGATCAAGTTCCAAGGTGTTCAACTTCCTGGTGGGGTTCAACTCAACGGAAGACAAATTTATGAAGATGGTCTTGCAGAAATAGAAAAACTGGAAGAACAACTTAAGAATGAGTACGAGTTACCACCAATCGATTTAATAGGCTGATATGTCTCCACTAAATTCTTATTTTCTCCAAGGATCTCCTGGTGAGCAGAGACTCATTCAGGATTTAGTCAATGAACAGTTAAAAATGTATGGTGAGGACGTACTATACTTACCAAGAAAGATCATTGGAGAGAATACTGTTATACGAGAAAACACTGCTGCAAAGTTTGACGATAGTTTCAGAATCGAAGCGTATCTGATGAACTATGAGGGGTTCCAAGGCGCAAGCGCAGAACTCCTTACAAAATTTGGTGTTAGAAATACAGATGAATTAACTCTTGTCATATCAAAGGAAAGATATGATGATTTTGTTCAACCAATTATTGATCAGTTCCCAGTTGGAGAAAGAAAGAAGGCTAAAAGACCTAATGAGGGAGACCTGATCTTTTTCCCTTTAGAGGGAGCACTTTTTGAAATTAAATTTGTAGAGGGTAAGAAACCTTTCTATCAACTCAGAAATCTATATGTTTATGAACTCTTGTGTGAGAGATTTGAATTTGAAGATGAGATTATTGACGTTGCACAAGTAGACGCTGAAGGATCTACAGTCAATGAGACTGTATCTCAGTTTGGTAATATTCTAACTCTGAATCTTGTAGGAACTGCTGCAACAACTGCAGTAGCATCCGTTTCGGGAATTGTTACGGACACGACTTATAAGTCTCTACAATACTTAGATCTAATTCATGATGGTGCATATGTAACTGCACCTAAAGTAAAAATACAAAAACCTTTCTTTGGTATCGGTGTAACTGCTACAGCTACTGCAATTCTTAATGTTGATGGTAGTATTGAAACTTTTAATATTACCAATCCAGGAACACAATATATCGGTATTGCAACAGTTGCAATTTCCACAACACCACCAATTCCAAATGAATATGTGCTCGATTACCCCATCAACGTAATTGAGAGTAATTATTCTCTAAAAATCAATGATAGAGAGTGGCAATTAGATACGACTCGTGGAATAACAGGACAAAAATCTGTAGGAACTGTAAAATTTTACTATTACCATACAGGATCCACTCCAACTAGTGGATATCTGTATAGATCAAACTTTGTAAATGTTAAATGGACTGCGGATAGTACTGTTAGTGTTGAAATTAGAAGAACAGATAATGCACAGTTTGATACGGCAATATTAAATGAACCAATATCACTCACTAATGGGTGGAATAGACTTGAGTTTAGTTGGGACGGAACTACCTTCTCTATGTGGAATGATCCTCTGGGAAGTTCTAGAGTTAGACAGTTTTATGAAAATCTTTCTGGAACAAATTATGAAAATCAAAAATTTGTTGATGATAATGTAGTATCACTTGGATCAACTACTGGTGGTATCCAATACTTTGATCATTTTGAAATATATGATACGGCATCAGTTTATAATGGAGTTGGAGCAACTGTGGGTTCTAGAATTTACTTAGATAGTTTTGAGAAAGGTGAACAGGCTGTTGCGACTGTAACTGTGTCTGCTGGTGGTATTTCTAGTATTACTTTCGATGATCAGAATGTTAATGATACGGCTGGTATTGGATATACAATAGCACCAACAGTAACTTTCTCTAGTCCAGTTAATGGAACTACTGCAACGGCAGTTGCAATCATGACTTCTAGAACTGTAAATAATAAGAGGGGTATTGACCGAGTACTTATAACAAATCCTGGTTACGGTTATACGGAATCTCCAACTGTTGAATTCATTAGTTCAAATGGATCTGGTGGTATAGCTACTGCAATAGTAAATACAGGGGTTCTCCCTGTTGTTGCGATTAGTAGTGGTGGTGTAGGTTATACTACAGACCCACAAGTATTCATTGAACCAATATTTGTTGCGGAATCTGTTGGAGTCAGTTCTGAAATCAATAACGCAAAGGCAGAAGTAGTCCGCAATGCAAGTGGACAAGTATCTCAGATTCGTTATTCCAACGCTGGTGCAGGATATACCTTTACTCCAGAGGTCACTTTCACATTACCAACATCAGATACATTTGGTGACTATGAATATAACGAAGTAGTTACTGGACAACGTTCTGGTGCAACTGGTTATGTGAGAGAGTGGGATGCTGATGATCGCATCCTTAAACTTTCTACAGTTAACGGAACATTCCAAAGAGGAGAATCTGTTGTGGGAGCGGGTGCAAGTTATAAGGTGTCTACTGTCGATACTAATGAGTTCTTAGATGAATTCGCAGATAATATAGATATTGAATCAGAGGCAGACAAAATCATTGACTTTAGTCAGGTTAATCCATTTGGAGAATTCTAATGTTTGGGACTTATTTTTATCACGAAATACTAAGAAAGACAGTAATTGCTTTCGGTACATTATTCAATGACATTCAAATTAAACACAAGGACACATCTGGAAACGGATTTAGTCAATTAAAGGTCCCTATTGCATATGGACCAATGCAGAAATTTTTAGCAAGGATTGAACAATCTCCAAATCTTAGAAAAGAGGTTGCAATAACTTTGCCAAGAATGGCTTTTGAGATGGTGGGTATTTCATATGACCCAACCAGAAAATCTTCAACCATGCAAACTTTTAAGGTTGTAGATCAGAATAATAATAAGGTTACTAAGGCATTTATGCCTGTTCCATATAATGTAAATATTAGATTGTCAATTATGACAAAATTAAATGAAGATGCATTGCAGATAGTGGAACAAATATTACCATACTTTCAACCCCACTTCAATCTAACAATCAACTTAGTTGAACAAATAGGTGAGACTAGAGATATTCCAATGGTTCTGAATAGTATTCAAATGGATGATGATTATGAGGGAGATTTTACTACAAGAAGATCTCTTGTATACACTTTAGACTTTACTGCGAAAACATATCTATTCGGACCAGTAGATACTGGTAATGATAATATTATTAAGAAAGTACAGGTCGATTATTATACTAATACAGACAGAAGAGGTGCGTCCAGAGAACTTCGTTATGTCGCAACTCCCAGAGCTCTCAAAGATTACAACTCTGATGGTTCTACTAAAATTACCGATGATATTGCAGCAAACGTCACAGAATTTAGTGTCGAATATGGCACTGAGTTAGTTTCTAAATCTTATATTCAAATCGGTGAGGAGGTAATGTTCATCAGAGAAATTACTGGTGATGTTATCAAGGTAAATAGAGGTGAGAATGGTACTACTGCTACCACTCACGAAGCAGGAGATTATGTAAATGTAATCAATACTGCAGATGATGAACTAATTGATCTTGATGATGATTTTGGATTCAATGAATCTACATTCAATTTTAATGATGGAAAGATCTACAGTACAACTAAACAAACTGACGTGGACGCATGAAGTACGACGAAATAGATGATGCTTTGGATATTACACCTACAGAGGTTAAGTCTGAAAAAATTGTCAAGAAAGAACCAGAGGTAACTGAAGTCGTTACTTCCACTCAAGAACAACTCAAAAAAGATTATGAATATACTCGGGGCAATCTTTACTCTTTGATTGAAAAAGGTCAGGAAGCGGTTGATGGAATTTTAGAACTTGCACAAGAATCAGATTCTCCTAGAGCATTTGAGGTTGCAGGTCAACTTATTAAACATGTCGGTGATGTTGCCGACAAATTAGTTGATCTTCAGAAAAAAGTAAAAGACATCGAGAAAGACGATGGCAAATCATCTAAAGCGACAAACGTTACAAACAATGCGGTTTTCTTTGGGTCTACAGCGGATCTCCAGAAATTTCTCAAAAATAATGGAGATTCTAAATAGATAGAGGAGATACTTACCTAGTATGACTAAACCAAAGAAGTGTCCCACAGGAAAGTATTGGTGTTTCACCGATAAAAAGTGTAAAAAAATTCCTAAGGGATATCATGTCATGGGTGGTGGCAGACTCATGAAAGATGAAGATCATGAAGATGGCGAAAACAAGAACGGCGGCTCCAACGGTAATGGAGATGGTGGCGGGGTGAGTGAAAATACTATATTGGAAAAACGTGACGGTAAGTCTGCAAAGGACAAGGGTTATTCCCTTCGTGATTGGTTCAAAGGTGGTGGTTGGAAACAAACGGGTGGTAAGTATGACGGCAAACCCTGTGCAAGACAACCAGGTCAAAAGACCAAACCATTCTGTCGTGATGCGGATGATCGTGCTGCAATGAGTAAGGACGAAAGAAATAGAAGAGCTGCTAAAAAACGTAAAGAAGATCCAAATCCCGATAGAAAAGGAAAAGCAAAAATGGTAACTGATTCATACGATTTTTCAAACTGGAGAGACGAATTCAAAGCACTTGAATTTGAAACAGTTGATATTATTGAAACAGAACCATTGAAACCAACCGAAGGTCTTGGAAGCAAGATGCTTGGTGAGAAGTGTTGGAAAGGTTATGAGAAGAAAGGTATGAAGACCATGTTTGGTAAGAGATATCCAAACTGTGTTAAAAAAACTAGGAGTGAAGGCGTTCTTGATGATGCTCTTGAAGCTGATAAAAGAATGGGAGAATTACATAAAAAAGTTGACAAAGATGTCAAACGAATGAAAAAAGGTAAGAAGTTCAAAGAAGAACTCGAATCATGTCCAGTGTGTGGTAATGATCCATGTCAATGTTTAGAAGGCAACTTGAAAGAGATGGCTTCAGAAAAAGACATCAATAAAAAACTTCAGAAGAAAGTAAATTCTAAAGATCTGAATCCTGCAGAGTATATTAAAAATACAAGACTAATGCCTGGTTCTGGTATTCCCAAAAAATTACCAGAAGAAAACTATTCCGATTGGAGAACTGAAATCTTTGAAGGTGACGGTGATCATGAGTATGAAATGGCACGTCGTCAATTAGCAACTATCAAGAATGCAGTTTCTCGTCTTGAGAAAAAAATGGGTGAAACTGGAGAGGGTGAACTCAAAGCATGGGTTCAGGCAAAACTTACCAGATCTGCAGACGACATTGATACAGTTGCAGATTATGTAACCAATGAAGAGACTATTCAGGAAGGAGAAAAGGACGCTTGTTACCATAAGGTCAAGTCACGTTATTCTGTATGGCCTTCTGCATATGCATCTGGAGCACTAGTTAAGTGTCGTAAAGTTGGTGCAAAGAACTGGGGTAACAAGAGTAAGACTAAAAAAGAAGAAGTTCAGTATCTGAATACTGAAGACTATCAAAGGATACAGGAATATGGTAACGTTTACACTATAATAGTGTTATGGAGAGGTAAGTCTCATCGCTTGCAACTTTTCTTCCAGGGCACGGCAAGACCTTCCCGCGATGAAGTTAAGAACGAAGTAGAAAAGATTTACCCAGGTGGAATGGTGAGTTACTACTTCCCCAGCGCCACCGATCCAGGTAAACCAATTATTGTTTCTACAAGGAGTTAATCATGCAAGACGACATCGAACTTTCAAACTTGACCAAAGCACTTGAGTACGAACGTCAATCTAGAGAGATTGATAAGATGACTCTAACTGAAGCGAGAGAGTTCGCAAAGTCTTATTTAAAACTCTACTTTAAACAACAGGAAGTAATAGGTTCTATAGCAAACATGTAAGATGAATGTAGTAAAA